GCATAATGGTGTCTGGCTCTCGCAGAGACAGCAACGTGCGCTTCTTCCAGAGCGAGGCGGTTGCGGAGGCCGACATGATCCCACGCGAGACGGTCCTGCAAGCCAGTCTCCAGAACGTGGCGTTTGTGGCGCAGGCTGACGCGCAATACGTACAGCAGTTTGGCGAGCAGACCACGACAGAGCCGCTAGGCGCAACCTACGTAATCCAGCCGGCAGAGGGGCCGACGTTCGCACCCGCTTTCTCATCGGTGATCGCCAACAACACGTCTTCCCCATCGGGGCAGGCGCAGCAGCTCGAGGCGCTCGGCATGCAAGGCGAGATGGCCGCAGGGCAGACGATTGATGTGGGAGACGTGAACAATGGCGACAGTGAGGCGATGTCCCAGCTTGCGGCCGTTCCGGCTGGCTATTCTGACTACACGCAGGCCCGCATCCCTGATATACCGTTTTACCAGCCTAAGGACATCTACAAAGGCCGTCGCATCCCAGACGCAAACTTGGCCCTCTATCGCATGATGCAGGGCCAAGACCAGCGCTGGAACGAGATGGTGGAGGACCAGTATGAGTGACGAGGAGAAAGAAGGCACGTCGATCGAGGTTGGCGGCATCAAGTTTACTGGCGGCAAGATGATGCTCGTCATCACGGCGCTGACGACGGGCGCAGGCTCGCTCTGGGCTGGGTTCCAAGTATACCAGCAGTTCCTGACGATGCAGGAGGTCACCTCGACCTACGCCTCAATGGGCGATGAGTTCGCCCAGATGAAAGAGCAGCAGGCGTCTAACGAGCGCATGATCCGCATGAACTTGGAGACCACCAAGTACCTGTCGGACAACCTCGCGTCGCTCTCTTCAAGCCTTGGCAGCAGCGTCATGAGCGCACGCCAAACGGTCGATGCAGTGACCGCTCGGACGCAAGTATCTGAGAGGGAGACATTGCAATCTCAACGTGCTATTATACAGGAGCTGCGGGCTCAGGACATCGACCAGCAGCGCCGAGTTAAAGAGTTGGAGGCGCAGGTGAACGACAAGATCACAAAGACGCTGGCCAATCCGTTAGCTGAAAGGGATAATTGATGAGCTTCTTGAGTAGTTTTGAAAGTAAGCAAGACGGCGTCAACGACACCGTTGAGTTTGTTATTCGCGTGGCCATCGTCACGCTGGCGGCAGTTATCCTCGTGGTCGTGCTGGCGCTTGTCGTTGGCCTATTCGCGCCTAACGACCTTGTGGATAGTGCGGCTATCCTTGATATGGTCAACCCAGCCTTCCAGACAATCATCGGCGCGTTCGTCGGCCTGCTTGGCGGCCTGAGCCTTAACGCCAACGTCCGCGACAAGGAAACGCCGCCGGAGGATCCTGTGGAAGAGCCCGCAGCGCCTGAACCAGATCCGCTGCCGCTTACGCCTGACATGGTTGTCTCTCAGCCTGTAGAAACAAACGCCGTTGTCTCTCACGAAGAGCCAGTTTTGGAAGACGATGACGACGATGACATGGCACCCTGGGAGAAGTACCGTAACGACTTGCGCTACGACGCCAACGGCGACGGCGTGGTTGACGAAAACGACTTCCCTGATTGGCGGAGCGCCGGCAAATGAGCATGATCGAACTCCAGAAAAAGATTGGCGTAACGGCTGACGGGGCTTTTGGCCCCGGCACGCTGAAGGCCGCTGCGGCCTATTACAAGCTGTCGCCCAACCGCGCTGCTCACTTTTTCGCTCAGTGCGCGCACGAAAGCGGCAACTTCAGGGCGTTCAGCGAGAACCTGAACTACGGCGCTAAGGGCCTGCGCAGCATCTTCCGCAAATACTTCCCGACGGATGCACTAGCTCGTGCCTACGAGCGCAAGCCTGCAAAGATCGCCAACCGCGTCTACGGCAACCGCATGGGTAACGGCGACGAAGCGTCGGGCGAAGGGTTCGCTTTTCGCGGTCGAGGAGCCTTGCAACTCACTGGAAAATTTAACTATTCTGAGTTTGCCAAGTACGTGAACCGCCCTGACGTGATGACGAACCCAGACATTGTTGCCACCGAACTGGCATTTGAAAGCGCGCTGTGGTTCTTCGACAAGAATAAACTCTGGTCCATCTGCGATCAGGGCATCAACGATGCCGCGATCCTCGCACTGACGAAGCGGATCAATGGGGGCACACATGGCCTCGATGACCGCAAAGCCAAGACAAGAAAGTACGCTGCATGGGTATGATGCCTGGTCCAGTAATGCTTTACGCATTGGGAGGCGCGCTTATTATCGGTGCAGCCTCTGGGTACAAAGTCCGTGATTGGCAGTGCGACGCCTCCTACGCAAAGGCGCTAGAAAAGGCGGAGAAGCTGCGGGTCAAGCAACAAGAGGTAGTAGACAATGTTTCGCAAACCTATGAAGTTGAACGAGATCAGGCCAATGTGGTGGCAGCCGAACGCACCAACACCATTCGTGAAATATACAAAACGGTTCCTGCCGTTCCTGTTGATTGCGCTGGTTCTGATGCTCTGCGCAGGGTGCTCGAAGGCGGTGTCCGTGACGCCAATGCCGCGGCCGCCGGCAAACCTAGCGGCGCAGTGCCCAACGCTACAGAACCCGCCAGTCGTACTGATTGACCCAGAGCGCGCGCTTTGGGAAGCCGACATCATTGCAAAGTACACGGATTGTAGCGTAAAACATCGTTTGACAATCAAAGCATGGGTAGACGCAGTATCCCTGTCCACCCCCTCGAAAAAATGATATAGGACTGCGCCATGGCACAGACAATGACGTTTACAACGCTCCAAGAGGACATTCGGCGCTATTTGGAGCGCGGTGCCACTTATGCGTCTGACCCTGTTGTTTACGAGCAGATCCCGCGTCTGATTAACCTAGCCGAGCGGCGCATCTCGCGTGAGCTGAAGGTCCAAGGCTTCATCAATGTGGTGACCGGCACCTTTGCTGTAGGGCAGTCAATCTACAGCAAGCCGGATCGCTGGCGTGACGTTGTGTCGATGAACATCGGCACGGGCGCGAACAACAACACCCGCAAGGTGCTTTTCAGCCGCGCGTACGAGTATCTGCTAAACTATTGGCCCGATCGGTCACAGACTGATGAGCCTATCTTCTACGGCGATTACGACTATGACCACTGGCTGATTGCGCCAACGCCGGACGCGGAGTACCCATTCGAGATACTGTACTACGAACTGCCGCCGCTGCTTGATGACGTCGTCCAGACCAACTGGCTGACCGAATACGCACCCCAGCTCCTGCTGTACGGTGCGCTGCTCGAGGCGACGCCGTTCCTCAAGAACGATGAGCGCATCAATGTCTGGCAGCAGATGTACGACCGCGCTGCCGCAATGCTTAACGGCGAAGATCTCGCCAAGATACTCGACCGCTCAGCGGTTCGTAAGGAGGCCTAATGACCAACACATACACACAGGTCTTCGGTGGGACGACGATCTACCCGTCCGACGTGTCTTATCTGGCGCTTGCGCTCGATGCAGATACGACGCTCGAGTGGCCTCTCGAAAGCAGCACGAGCAACAACCCCGCTGCAAGCATCATCGACATCACGCCGACAGGCTCGTACTCGATCTTCATGCCGTCTGCCGATCAGACAGGCACGGGCCAGACGATCCTGTTCAACAACCTCGGCCCGCAGTCGGTTACGATCAAGAGCAGCACGGGCGTCACCTTGGCGTCTATCGCCCAAGGCGAGCAGTGGCAGATCTACCTGATCGACAACACAACGCCTTCCGGCTTGTGGCGCGTGTTCCGCTACGGCGCCGCGACTGCACAGGCGCAGGCCTCCGCACTCGCCGGCTTTGGCTTGGCGGCCACTGGCTCGACCCTGTCGCAGTCAACGCCTGTTACGCTGTTCAACACAAGCTACACGGCCGGCGCTAACGATCGCGCCAAGGCCTATGTCTGGAGCGGCGGTCTGGGCACCTTCACGATGCCGTCGGCTGTAACTGTCGGCAACGACTGGTTTGTCTCGCTGCGCAACGAAGGCTCAGGCAACTGCGTCGTGACGCCGCAAGGCCTCGAGACGGTCAACAGCGCGGCCAGCTTGACATTGGCGCCTGGCGACAGCGTCACGTTGATCACTGACGGCGCAAACTGGTTCACGCTTGGCCTCGGCCAGAACGCCGTGTTTGCCTTCGACTACACGTCAGTCAACTTGGCAGGCGAGAGCGGCGACTATACGCTGACCGGATCCGAGCTGAACCGTATTGCGTATCAGTTTACTGGCGCGCTGGCAGGCAACGTCGAAGTTGTCGTGCCGAAGACGACGCAGCAATATTGGGTCTACAACAACACGACGGGCGGCTCTTACACCCTTCGCGTTAAGACCAACACCCAGACGCCGGGCGTATTGGTTGCGCGCGGATCTCGCGCCATCCTGTACTGCGACGGTTCTGAGGTTGTCGACGCTGAAACTGGCGGTCTCTCAACGCCAATCTCGATTGCTGACGGCGGCACGGGAGCGACGACTGCCGGCAACGCCTTGATCAATCTGGGCGGTACGACAGTGGGTATCGCGGTTTTCACGGCGGTCGATCAGGCTGCGGCGCAATCCGCACTCGGTATCACAGGCGGTGGCGGTGATGACGCTGCTATTACCTTTGCGGTGGCACTCGGCTGATGGCTGAGAAAATCGTCCAGATACGGTCTGGGCCCGGCATTAAACGGGATGGGACCAAGTTTGAAGGCGACGCCTATGTCGACGGGCAGTGGGTCCGTTGGCAGCGCGGCTTGCCGCGTAAGATGGGCGGCTATCGGTCGATCAGCAAATATCTGCGCGAGATTAGCCGGGCGCTGCACGAATACACACAAG